AGGAACGGTGATGGTCGTATTGCTGGTGAGCGTCAGGAGGTCTTCCGCATGGCCACCCGCTGGCACAACGAGGGTGTAGGTTCCGCTGATGGTCGCCGTGGTGACAGTCGTATCATTGCTCGGGCCAGTCGGTCCCGCAGGCCCGGTCGCCCCGGTTGGGCCAGCCGGTCCAGTCGCGCCTGTCGGTCCCGCAGGCCCCGTCGCTCCCGTTGGCCCTACCGGCCCGGTCGGACCAGCGGGTCCAGTTGCGCCGGTGGGCCCCGTGGGCCCGGTCGCGCCCCCCGCAGGCCCAGTCGCCCCGGTTGGTCCAGTGGGTCCGGTGGGGCCAGCGACTCCAGACGCTGGAGTCCCGGCGGTGCAGCTCCACACGCCAGCGATATGATTCGCCCACGCGCCCGACCCACCTCCGGTGCAGGGTTTGGTCTGGGAGCAATCCGAGCAATAACCCTCAGTGCCATTGGCCTGGGAAGGCGTTACCAAAAGCTGCGAAAAGGGAATCGGCTTGAAGGTCAAAGACACTGAGGGTTGCCCCGCCAAAGCGGGGAGCGCCCATAACACGGATGCGATAATAAGCCCGATGCGTTTCATCATTAACCCCTGGTCAAGTTCGCCCAGAGTTCCTGTTCTACTAACACCATGCGATCCAAAGTGGCTTCCAGCGCTCCTGCCGAAAAGGGGTCTTGCGGGTTGAACACGGCGGGTTGAATCACCGGCGTCTGTCGCGTGATCAAGAGCGTTCCGCTCGCGGCGGGCGGCACGGAGAAATTGACCGTGCCGCCCATGTTGTAGGTATTGAGTTTATCGTCGAGTGTGCCCGCAACCGTGTAGTCAGAATTGAGGACCAGGTTCGTCGTGTTTCCCAGCGAGTCCGTGTACTGCACGAGGAGGTCGGCTTGCGCGATGAAATAACTTGGGAAGGTGAAGGCGGTCGCCATGCCGTCTGTGCCGTATTGAATCGAAATCTGCTGGTTGCTGACACTCATCGCTCCACCTCGAAGGGATTCCGGTCGTAGCCGTCCGCGAACTTCGTTCGCTTCTGCGTTAACTCAGGTGCCGCCCGTAGTGCCGTGCGCTGCTCGCCCGCCCCCAGAAGCATATATTGCGCCGCTTCTGCCACATGGCTGAACATATCCTTGACTGGCAGGTCGTGATAGCGCTCCTGCCCCGTCACCTGTACGCGCTTGTAGTGGTAGCCGCCCGCGAGCGCCTTGCGGAGCTTCTGGCAGTTGGGATGGATGAGCATCCCCGGCTCGCCATCGACCATCTTGTTCAGGAAGTAGGCGAAGGTCTCGCGGCGCTTGGTCGGGTCATTCGTCGCTGCCGGACGCGCGGCAATGCCAGCCGCCCGCAGCACCTCGAAGGGCGTTCCCTTGTCGGTCTGCGCCCGCGTGTCGCCCGCGGGGTCGCCGGTTATCGAGGCGATCTTGTAATCGACGAACTCGCCTCGGAGCGTTTGCCCGAGGAGATTGCCAAATTCAAGCGCGCCCATGTCCTCGGTAACGAGTTCGCGATATATGCGCCACGCCCCCATGATGGTTCGCTGAGCAATCGTCGCTGCTGGGGTGAGCCCGAAGTCGATGCCAACGTAGATCGGCAGATTGCGGTTAAGCGCAAACTCACGACAATGCATCCCGTCCCGGTACTCTGGATAGACCGGCTTTCCATCGAGTACGAATCCGTATTCACCATCGACATAGACCTTGATCCATTCGTTAGATTTACCAGCACTCAGGCGCTCGTAATAGCCAGGGGTAAGATTCCTTAGATTCTCTGCTTCAGGAGAACGCCCACTAGGCTGCGCATAGAACCGCTGGAGCGCTTGATTTGGTCGTAACACGCCCAACTCGCGGAGCTTTTGGGCGATTTCTTCATTCCTTGCGACAGTTTCAGGGTCGGGGAAGTCCGCCATCTTCGCCCACCAATGGTCAGTATCCGGCGGGTTAGTGTCCATCACAATCTGCGGAGCAGCGCAGCCGTAGGTTATCTGGCCTTTGGCATTTCGTATGGTCCGCGGGAAACGACCGACACGGCCAGTGAGACCGTCAAGGATGACCTTGGGGAGTTCGCGGGCTTCGTTGATCCACGCATCACTCAATTCCATCGATAGCAAATGGCGAAGGTCATCCGGCTGGTCGAGGGCGAGGAACCAGATTTCCCAATCGACCTTGGGATTCTCCGTTATGATACGGTGCATCGGCGGTCCTTTCTCGCGCCAGCGCCCCACATTCGGAGGCACCCATTGCTGCCACGTCTTGATGGTCGTGGTCGTGAGTTCGGGGTAGGTATTGCGGATGATCGCCGTGCGCCGACGAACATAGCCATCCGGCCCGGGGCGCTGAAGTGTGAAGTTCCGAAGCAGTTTAGCAATGCAGGAAACCGATTTGCCGGTGGCGAAGGGGCCACGGATACCGCAGAGCAGCGCATCGTCAGCCACAAAGGCGCGCGAGACTGGCCCCGGCGGATTCCAAGTGAAGTTGATCGGCTGCTCGACTTGCTTGACGGTGGTTTTCATTGGATTGCCGGAACGCTATTCTCCGATGGGCCAGCCGCGCCAAACTCGTTAGAGACGGTCGGCGGTGCGCCCATGTCCGGAGTGTAGCCCTTTAACGCTTCCTTGTGCGCTTCGATCGCATCAGCAAGCTTCGGATCGGCCAGCATTCCCACGTTGGCCACGTGAGTCGCGCGGGCGATGATGTGCTCCATCTGCACCTTGCGCATCTGGTCGCTGTCCTTCTTGAAGTCAGCGCTATTGACGTATTCCGACAAGTCATCGTGGAGGCCGTCCGCGCGGTCTTTCATCCATTGCGCCTTGTCCTTCGGGTAGTTATCGAGAAATTGCGGCGGATAGCTGGCGTGGACATTCAGCCGCGCCATTTCGTTTACCACGGGGTCTTTCGAGGGCGTGGAGATATTTACGGGGTAAAGTAGGCGCTCTGGAATCCCCATCGCCGGATTTGGTACCGGCTGGTTGAAAACGTCCATGCGAGGCTGGACTTGCTCCGATTGGCCGGGGATGCCAGTTTGTATCTCCTGCCCCATCGTCTGCGGGTCGCGCGCAAGCGGGTCGGTAGCGCTCGCCAGCCCACGTAACGCTGCTGACCACGGAATGAGGCCCGCCGCCTCTTGCCCTGCAAACTGCTGAAGTGCCTTGGGTTTGTTCTCGTTCAGGTCTGTCATCAGCTTTTTGATATTGACGAGTCCCTGCACGATGGAGTCGTTCGCCATTGCGGTGCCGAGCGCCCTTGATACTTGGCTGGCTCGATCGATGGCGTCGGGGTCGCTCATCGCATCGCGATTCTGGAGATAGTTGCCCGTCATTGCGATCGGGAAGGCCAGCGGCTCGGGCACGCTTACTAGCTTGTCGCCGAACTTGAATTGCGGTGAGCCGTACTTGTCGAGCACGATATTGCCGTTGTGAAACTCGTGCGAAATCATCACGCCCATCAAGGAGCCGAAGGCAATCTTCGCTGCCGCTGCGCTCTTTGCCGCGGGGTCGCCACTCATCAGATCGCTCGCATTCGTGAGCAAGCCTACGCCCGGAGTGATATCCGCGCCCATCTTCTTGACGTTGTAGGCGACCTTGAAGAACGGCATCAGTTGCTTCAGCGGCGCATACTGGATTAGCGCCTGTGCGGCAGCGGGCATCCCTTCCAGTTTATTCGCGAAGGTTCCGATGTCGGCCTGCTGCGCAGCGTTCGCCCGCATATCGGCGGGAACGTCCGCGAGCGTGGCCTTGTAGATACTCTGCGCCCGCGTATAGCCCTCGACGCCGTTCGCGCCTTCAGTAGCCGCCTGATTGACTGCCGTGCGCCACGCGAGCGCGTGGGTCTCCATCGAGGTCATCATCGAGTGGCCGAATTGATGGACCGCCGTCAGCCCGCGTCCCGGCAGCCGAAGTACGTTGCCGAGGTAATCGATGGCCGTCCCCATCCCCGTCCCCTCGAGGCCGAAGGCTTGGCCGGTGATAGCCTTATGCGCGTCGATGAAGGGGCTGACCGTACCGCCTTCGATTTGCGACTCGCGAGCGCCCGTCTTGAGCGAGGTAAAGCCCACATCGAGCGCGTGCCAGAAACCATCGACCAGCCCCTGAATGCGCGCCAGCGGCTCGCCTAGCTTGACCGGCGACCCCGGAAGCATCGATTCAATCTGGCTACGGGGAATCGTGAGCATCGCCGAAATGGCGTTCGAGACGCCGATTCGGCTGCCCGTGCGGCCGACGTTGCTCAACAGATTGTTGATGTAATACTCGTTGAAGGCGTTATAGAGCGAGCGCCCCATCCCGACATCTTCGCCAAGCTGGCGCTGCGCTCGCGCGAGTTGTTCCGGCTTGAGTTCCGCCAGCAGGTCCGACAGCTTTTGCGGGCTCGATTCGACGTTAATCTTTTGCGCGATCTGAGCGGTCGCCGCCACGAAGGCGTTATTCGGCTTGTTGGGGTCGAGAATCTGGAGCGAACGACCCACATCGGAGCGCGTGCCAGCTAAGGTCGAATAATTCTCAGCCATCGCAGAATAGCGATTGACGAGTTGATTTAGGTCGCCGGTAACGTCTTCACCCGCCGCGGCGCGGGTACGGAGGTCGAGGTTGAAGGCGTGGATGGCGCGGTTTTCTTCGTCGTAAGTGCTCGCGAGCGCTTGGACGTGCGCTGCCAGCTTCGGAGGCGTGGAACCTTGCGCATAGTAGGATTCGAGATTCTGGCGGAGTCCTGCCGATTCCTGCATGGTGAGCGCTTCGGGGACTGTCGTGGCGATGTCGGGGCGTCCGAACTCGGTCGCCGTTTCCTTGCCAACGCGGACAGCCTGAAGGTTGGCGAGCTGGCGTGAAGCGAGGGATTGCGCGGCGACTTCCGGCGTAGCCGCTGAGACCGGCGCTGGCATCGCGCCTTCTGGCACTTCCAGCGGCAAGCCCTGACGATTGACGGTCGCTACGGGAGCGGGCGCCGGAGCCATCGACGCGCCGCCCCCTTCAGCGGGCGGGGCAGCAGCTCCCACCGCCGATTCTGAAGCCATCGGATTGCCTTGGGCGTCCACGATACCGCTCGGCTTGACTGCGCCTGCGGCTTCCTCGCCTGTGCCCATGAGCCCCTTGATTCCCTTGTAAGCGGCGATCCCGCCCTTCGCGAGTCCATAGCCCATCATCGCCGCGTTCGTGATATTGCCAGCGGTCGCCGCGTGCTCCGGCGAGACGCCGACAGCACCTAGCCCCGCTTCGACGGCAGAACCCGGCAGCGATGCTGCGAAGTCCACGGCCTTGTCGCCCGTCGTCTTGGCCGCCTCGGAGCCTGAGAAGCCCTCCACGGCTTGCTGTTGCGCCCCTGCTTCGGCTGGCGACTTCGGCGGTTGCATCCCCGCCGTTGCGTCATTGCGTCCAGTCGCATCCATAAAGGCTTTGAACGCTTCGGGATGGGCGTTGATAAGATCGCCACCGTCCTTAACGTCCTGATTCTGCTGCATCCGGGCGGTATAGGCTTGGTCGATGTCGCTGGTATCCGGTGGCTTCAGGCTGGCCCGCTGGAGAACATTATCGGCGTATCGCGCGGCGCTCGGGACAATCTTGCCCGCATCAAAGGATTTGGTTCCCTGATTGTAGGCGATTAGCGCGGCTCGCTCGTTGCCACCGTAGCGTTTGAGCAGGTCGGAGTAGATTTGCGTGCCAAGCGCTTTGTTAAACGTCGGGTCAGTGAGCGCGGCCGGATCGTAGCCGTAGAGCTTCGCCGTCGCCGGCATGACCTGCATAGGCCCGATCGCGCCCGCGGTGCTCGTCGCGTTGGGGGCGCCGCTTGGGTCTTCGTAGTGCTGAATCGCTTCGAGCACTTCTGGCCGTGGCGTCGGCATTATCTGGCAGCCTCCGGATGCGTCGCGAGCCATGCCTTGAAGGCCGCTTTCGTGGCGTCGTCAACCTCATGGGCGGGCGTCACAGGCTCAACCTTGGTCGCGCTTGGCGGTCCCCCAGGATGAGGAACCGAGCGCATCGCCTTCTGCAACGCCTCCTGATATTTGGCCGGGTCGCTCGGCTTGCCGTAGGTGTCGGCTTCGTAAGCCGCCATCGCCTGTTGCTTCGCTCGCGCGAAGATGCCGGGGTAGCGCGCTTCGAGCCGCTGGTCCTCCCGCGAGATGGGATAATAGTTTGCTTCAAGTGCGGCCTTGGCCTTGATGTCGGCCTGTCCTGCTGGCGTCTTGAGTTCCTTCGCACGCTGTTCGGCCATCATCTGAAGCGGGGCCACGTCGCGCCCGTTAATCTGCTTGCTCGCACCCGCGAAGCCGATATTCACACGGAGCGCGTTTATCTCATCCTCGGAGCCCGCGTTCTTGATCTGGCTCGTCCACGAATCGAGCACCGGCTGCGGCGTCGGGCGCTGGAACTCCATGCCGGTGAATCCCGCGTAATCCTTCGGCTCGATGACGCTATGCGCCGCGTCATTCTCCAGCCGCTCCAAATCGGGATGGCCGTTCTTGGCGATGAAGTCCTGCTGATACTTGATAGCCGCGGCGCGAGCCTGCCCATAGTTCACGTCGATCTGTCGCGCGCCCTGCGTAAGCGTCTGGTTGGCGTGGCCGATTGCCGCCATTTGCTGATTGCCATCGATCACCCCCGGCGGTATCGACTTCAGGAATGCGCCGATTTGCGTTGGGTCTTGCTCGGCAACCGACTGCATTCGCTTCTCGATTTTGGCCTGTTGATAACCCGCCAGAATTTCGTTAGCGACGTTTGGATTCTTACCGTAGATCGAGTTGACCTGCGTAACGAAATTCTGCTCCGCCGCCTTCGCTATCTCGCCGTCGTTGAAATTCCCCTGCGCGTCGATCTTGTAATCAGCGCCCGAGAGATTCGCGGTCTGCTTACCATTGAACACCACCTGTTGATGGTGCTCCTGCATGGTCTGTGACGCGCCCGCGCGCAGTGCCTCGTCGGCGTACATCGCGCCCATCTTCGGCAACTCCGACTGGAGATAGCCCGCGATGTGCGCGTTCTGCGGGTCGGTGATGGCCTTCTGGAGAATGTCGTTGCTCTTTTGCTTGAAGGCATCGGCCTGCTGGTCGCCGGGGAGCTGCTTGACATCGACGAGCGCCTGAGTGAGCCCCTGACGCACGCCATTGCTAACGGTGTCGGCATCGAGAATCTGCTTGTGCTGGTACTGGACGGCGAGGATATCCGCCAGCTTGCCGAGCCCTTCGCCGACCTGCGCCTCTCCCTTAGCCTCGGGCGCGGGGATCTGCGGCGCGGTGCGGGCGTAGCGCGGCGGAACATCGGCGACGCCGACGGTCTGCTGAATCTGTGGAATCTGTGCAAATCCGCCCATTAGAAGCCCATGCTATTGCCCAGCAACGGAATGAAATTCGTGCTGGTGCTACCGCCGCTCCCGTAACCGGAACCACGCGCCAATAACATCGTCGTGCCGATTCGACCACCGCTGCCGATCGCGTCCCCCACACCGCTCAGAATCCCTTCCTGCGTCGGCTTAATCTGGTTCGCCTGCCACTGCTGGAAGTTCGCTTGATTCTTGAGGCTCGACGATTCCAGTTCGCCCTGATACCAAGTGTTCAACTCGTTCATACGGGCGTTGGTCGCGCTCTGCTTTTCAACCGTCCGCACGCTCCCGCCAGTCCCGATATTCGCCCCCGCGAAGCCTGCCGCCTGCTCGCCTAACAGGCCTTGGTCCTTGCGAATCTCCTCCGCTTCATTCGCTGCGCCTGCGGCGCTCGCCTGCTTCGCCTCCTGATTGAGCGCGGTAGCGTTGTACTCGGCGATATTCTTCTGCTGCTGCGCTTGTGACGCCGCAGCCATGCCCTGCATAACCGCCGAGCCCACCGCCATGATTGCCATTGCTGGGCCAGCCATCAGCTAATCCTCGCGTACAGGCCCGCGTCGTGACCTTGGTAGAAGTTGTGCATGATGCCTTCGAGGCCGAAGCCGAGAATCTTCGTCACCCAGCGATGGCCTTTCACGTTGCCCCTGCTCACCGTGGTTTCGATGCGCGGAATGCGCGATTCGATAAACCACGCCCGCATGGCCTTGTTGAGACTCAGGAAATGCCGCGACGCCAACTTGGGGTCGGTGAGCGCCCAACAGCGGTAAGTATATTCGTTGATCGGGTAGAGCCCTACGCACGCGACCACGCCCTCATCGACCAACCCAGCGAACGTGGGGCCACCGTCAATGGTCTTCTGGATATAGGCCAAGGCTTCCTGCGCCTCTTCCACGCCCTGCGCGGCAAGAGTCTCGACGTGCGCTCGCGTTAGTTGCTCAATCTTCACTGTCTAAGTTGGGATAAATTCCCACCACCGTCATCGGGTACGGCTCATCGTTGAGCATCGTTATGCGGCCTTCGACCTCGGAACCGCCGGGGAAGTTCTGCGCGTAGGTTTCCTCGGGCCAGAGGCCGTTATAAACCGTGAGCGCCTGACTCATCGGGTCGTCGGGGTCGCGGAACTCCATCTTCTCCATCACGGTCTGCGGCGGGTCGCTCAGTTCTTTGTCAGGGTCTTCCCTGCCTATCTGTCCGCCGAGCGTGTTCTGGAGGCGAATCGTTACGTCGGTGATGCGCTTGACTTTCCCCGCCGCGGAGCCGGTGGTTGCCCCCGCCTCGATCGGCATGGTGGTCAGGCGCGCGAGCTGCGGCAGGCCGATCTGCACGATGGCCGCCTTCCATTGCAAGGTCAGTGAGCCTCCAATGACCGTACCGTCTGGATGCAACGCGCCGTCCGTGAGTATCTTCACCATCTCGCCTTCGAGATGCCCTAGGCCAGTTACCGTGATGGATGGCGGCGAGTTGACGACGGTGACGCCCGAGTCTGAATAGAAAGCGTCGGTCGCAAGGTCATCACCAGTAACGAAATGTGGCGCCATATATTCGACGTACTGTTTGGTGACGCCGTTGATGACCCGATTAACGATAAGCCAAAGGTCATCCTGCGACTTCGAGGGATTCGGGATGCAAGCGATGGCCTTCACGCCGCCGACCAGCGGATGCCGATGCCACGCGGTGACGCCCTGCTCCTCATTGAAGGTGAAGCCGATAAGGTCACCGCTTGGAGGCTTCGGCCCAGGCGCGGATTCCGCAAAAAGAGCGATATTCAGGATGCTCCCGGTCGTATCATCGAATACATTCGTCCAAGTTGACGCGTCGGGCGATTTGGCGATGAAATTATCGTTATTGCCCGCCGCGTCGATACGGATACCAACGAACTGCGTCCCGTCCCAGAGGACCGCGAAGTATTGCGAATCAAGCGCAGGGCCGGTCGGCGTCCACGTAATCGCATCAGTCGATTCGAGGTGCGGATCGACTGGCGAAACACCCGCCGCCGCGCCGCCCATAAAGGCGACTAACTTGTTCCCCGCGCGCACGACCGAACCCGCGTATGCATTCAATGTATGCGGGTTGACGTAGGCGGTTGCGAATGCTGTTGGGGGATTGGTTGCGGTGAAGATGCCGCCATTGGCCGACAATGGCCCCAGTGAGCTGACAATCCACTTATCCGTTACTGTGTCCCAGATAGCCGCCTTGTCGATACCATAAAAGGGACTGAGGTTTGGGCTGACGCTATCCGCCGTCTCGTGGAAAGTCAGGCCATCCGACGAATAGATCGAGTTACCGTTACCCGCGATGTTGAGAATCAGGAAGTCGGTCCCGTTCCACTTGATCCACGGGTATTGACGGTCGCCGATGCCGCCAGTGGTGAAGCGCGAAGTCCACGCGGCCAAATCCGTCGATGAAAATATCTGAGAGGCGGTAGAGCCCCCGATACCACCAAACCAGCAGACGACGACGTAAATCCCGCCAGTTCCCTTGGCGATACATAGGAATCGACCTCCGGTTTGCCCTGCTACCGTCTGAAAGGTCCACGTATCGCCGTCAGGCGACGTGCAGACCACCGGTAGGTTAGCCCCAGTGTCGGCGCCGACCGCGATGAACTTCCCAAGCGCGGGGTCATAAGTGATGATCTGCCCGCTATTGGGATAAACGTCGAAACCACCGAAGCCGAAGCGGACATTGCGCCCGCTGGTGTTAATCGGTGCCCAGGTCGCCCCGCTGTCGTGCGAAACTAGAAAGACATTGGCTGTTTCGCCGCCGACCGCGACCATCGTGCTCGCGCCATCCCACGCGATGTCGAGCACGCAATCGGGGCTACCCACGTCCTGATGGACAGGCGCCCAAGTCGCGCCGGCATCGGCAGACCTGACGATGAGGTTTTGAATGCCGTATGCGAGATAGACCGGAGTTGCCATTAGGTATTATCGCCTCGAATCATCCAGATCACGCTATCCGGCTCCTGCTGGTAGGCCAGCGCGTTACACCCCACCTTCTCGAAGATATGGTTGGCGAGCGCGGCCAAATCCTCCGACTGATACTGGTCGGTGTAGAACTGATACTTCATTATGCGGAGCTTCTGGCCGCTCGTTTGAATCCAGAGCAGCGAATAGCCGATGAGCACCGGCGGTATCGAGCGCGAGCCGTGGCGCATCTGGGCCTTGCTGGCGATATTCGACGGACCAAACGCTTGTCCCGTGTTGATTTCCTGAATGACGTGCTCCGCGCCCTCCGTCCCGACCACGAGCACGCGACCCTCGATGAGCCATTGAATCGGGTCTTGCGTCGGTAGCGTAATGCTAATCCCCATATCGGCCGTCGCGACACCACCGGGGTTGAGCGTGGCGAAGTTCTCGAAGTCGGCGGCCACCGACATAAAGACTTGTCCTGCCCGTCCGAATACTAGCCGCCCACGGAAGAACGAGGTTGTCGAAGCGTAGCCATCGCGATTATTGAAAGCGCCAACCGCCCAATCGGAGGTCGCGTTCTGCGAGAAGACTACCGCCCTTGGTAGCCGATTGACCGTGCCCGATTGGGTCTGCTGAATTACATTGGCGGTCGCCGTCCAAAGCAAGCTGCTGACCGTCCCGCTATCGGTGTAGGGGTCCCAAAGAGTTCCGTCGACCGGCCCGTTTGTGCCGTCGCCGTCCGTATCATCCTGAAAGAGCGCGAAGGTATTGCCGCTCTTGGTGTTGACGCGATACCACTTATCGTTGACCTCGGGCATTCCGCCCACGCCCGAGATGAAGATGAGTTCTCCATTATTCGCATCGGTCGCCACACTGGTAGTAACCACGGGCGGCTTAGCGGCCGTGATATTCGTGATGTTGACGATGGTGCCAAGCGGATCGGGGCCGCGCGAAACTAACCGACAAAAGCCAAAGCCGGGGTCGCGATAATCCCAGAGAATGCCCTGAGCGCCGCCCGCGTCGTAAGCCTGCCCTTTGATGTGCGTCGGCGGAATGCTGCCGGTTAGTGGCGATGGCGGAGAGTTCGAGAGATTCGTCCCGTTCAACGCTTCGTAGGTAACGCCGTTGAAGCGGCGCCGCCTGCCCTTCTTGATAATGACTCCGGGTTCCCACGGTCGGATGGTGCGGATATTGTCCTGCGTGAGCTGAAAGAGCGCCCCCATTAGATTGACATCGAAGATGTCCGATGAGGCAGTGAGCGTAATGTTATCGCCGGTTTCCGCACTCGCGAACACTACCGGATTCGTGCCGGGATTGGCGTCGGCGAACGGGCCACCAAGAAAATCGACTTGGGCCAGCGTCCAGTGAGTCGGCCCGAAGTGCGAGAGCTTATAGGCTGGAAAGTTCGTGCTGCGATGAGTTATGTAGAGCACATCTGCGCTTTGCACGAAAACGAGCTGAAACATATTGTCGGAGTCGAACAGGTCGGCTGCGCCGTAGGGCGATGCAATCTCATAGGGCGTCGAGGCGACAGTGAGGCCGCTGTAGCCGGGGGCCCCTGCCGTAACCTGCTGTACGCCCACCGGGGTATAGACCGCGGCGTTAACTCCGTAGAGCGTCGTGGGCGCCCACATCGGCAGCCCAAGACAGACCCACGTGAGGCCCACGATAGCTTCAGCAGTCAGACCACCGACGACGGTGCTCCACGGTGGATGTAACCAGATACCCGGAGCTACCGTGCTCCCGAGCGTGATGGTTTGCTGGAGATTGCCATTGCTGTCGATAAGAATTGCGCCGATTGGTAGCGCTGTCGAAAAGGTGTATTTCGGGAAGCCGATATTCGTCCAGGTTAGAACGCCATCCGTAGTTGTGCCGCCAATTATCGGATTCCAGTTTGGCCCTTGGTCGATGACTACCTGCTGATGGTTCTGGTAGAACCGCATATAGAAGTCGCCAACCTCGATCATAAAGGCGTTGGAAACTTGGCGGGTGAACGGAATGAGCGCCGTCGCGCGGTCGGAGAACTTAACTTCGGCGACGAAGCGCGTGCCGGGGCGCCGCCGCGCCGGTCCCTGCACTTGCGGGATGAAGTTCTCCAGCCGAAAGCAGGCCGTCGCGTAGCCCTTCGTATCGGTGCGGCTCTCCATCGCGGGCGACCATTCGCCCGAATTGAAGCCAACTATGCCCGGGGAAGCCTTAGCCATTACCCGGGTAGCCTCGCAATAAGCCAGCTATTGTCCGGCAGCGGGTCGGGCGGCAGTTCGATGGAGTCAGAGCGAATTGCCGCGATAATCGCCGCCTTATATTCAGTCTGTGCGAGGTCGCGCTTGTTATCCTTCTGCGTCACGTCCTCGGCCAGCTTCATCGCCAACCGGCAGGCAAATGCCTCGACGAAGCCGGGGTCGAACATGGTCGGGTCGGTGATGCGCGCGATATAGCGTAGCGGCAGCGGTCCTGTCGGGGCTACCGGAGCATTGAAGCCGGTCATCTGGTTGCTGACGATGGTCTTGCCCTCGATGCGCCAGTCGCTCGCCTCACTGGTTACGATGCCGAGCCAGCGCTGCAATCCCGGCACCCAGCGGCCAGCCTGAATCACGCGAATGCAATCGTCGGGAAGCTGGTAGGCGGCGGTGTAGCCAAAGACCGGCGGCACCACGAGCGCGGGGAGTAGGATACGCTTAACGGCGAAATTCCAGAGATGCGCCCGCAGTTCCGCGTCGCGCTCCACCTCGTAGATGGCCGCAGCCGAGCGAGCCGCCTTCACGTTATCGGGCGGCGATAAGGACAGGATGCGTTGCTGCCCAAGCAGGGTCAGCGCTACGTTTACAATATCGACATCGTTCGGCATCTCAGAACATACTCACAGCTACGCTAGTTGTCCCGCTGCCTACGCTGGTTACTCCTGTGGTCACGGCGGGGAATGTACTGATCGTCGGGCATTCAAACGCGGACATAGTGACTTGTGCGTTCGACCCCTGAAAAGACTGAATCAATGGATATAACGTACCGGCTGCTGGGTCGAAACCGCTACTGGAAAACGCCAAGGAGGACGAGTTGGCTCCGGATGAACTATTGAAGATAGCTACGGTTGCGTTCGTGTGCCCGACCGCCAACGTCGGTCCAGTAGTTAGACTGGCACTGGCGTTGACCGCGACCTTATTGATGGCGTCCCACGTTGTCGCACCAGCGGATTTATGAAACGTACCGACGCCCATATTAAAAACGGTGTTGCCCGCGGCAGTACAGGTATAGGAAGTTTCCGATCCCGCCAGTCCCGTCCAGACGGTAATGAACTCTCCAGTAGAAGTGTTGAAATCAGTTAGACGCTTAGTGAAAGTATTGGTGCAGCCGCCGCCGCAAGTCAGCGTATCAACGCCACTGGCCGATGCGTCGCAATAAATGACGATCAGATCATTGCTGGCCGAAGCTCCCGCATAGGCATTGCGAGTGAGCGCGGTGCCGGACGCTTGTTTCGTCGTTTCAAATGAAACGGGTAGCGGGCCAGCATAGGAGAAACTTGGTCCCGTCGCGCCAGTAGCTCCGGCGGGCCCCGTAGCCCCAGTCGGTCCAGTTGGGCCAGTTGGGCCAGTTGGGCCAGTCGCTCCCGTGGCGCCGGTCGGTCCTGTCGGACCAGTCGCTCCTGTGGCTCCAGTTCCTCCGCCACCGCCAGCCGGACCTGTGGCGCCAGT